TTAACTTCTTTGCATTCTTTACAACGCTTAGTGAGTATCTGCCCAGCTGTTTCCGATTTGTGTATCGCAGTCAAGCTCGCATCGAAAAGCGAGCCTTGTCTGTACATCCTTCATTGCTATTTTTGCTAACTCACATGCCTTCTGTGCATGCTCCGGTTTGACTGACAATTGCATCTCGTCGTGAACGAATGCCATTGGCCAATAGTCGATTTTGTTTTCCTTAAGTAACTCGTTGGTCCTAATAACCCAAAGCTTGCAGATAACAGCTCCGCAGCTCTGGAGTAAATAATTTAAAGCGGCGTGGCTCTTACCTAATAATCTGATAGGTCTACCATCGATGGCTCTAATGACTCCATGTTTGGCTCGGTCTTGTAAAGCATCATTTAATTCTTTAAAACCTTTGATGCCTGTAAGGAGTTTGTTTCTTAATTCCTTACCCCTTTTAACTGCATCAGTTTTACTAGCTCCAGCCGTTATACCTAAGCGGTAGTCTCCCCCTCCATAGATGAGGCAGTAGGTTACTGATTTTTGAGTTTTACGATCAACCTTAGAAATTGATGCCATGAGGGAGTGTACGTCTCCCCCCACGACTTCCTTAGCGAACGAGCCGCCGTCGTACTTCGCAAGGTAGCTGCCAAGACAACGTAGTTCAAGGCTAGAAGCGTCAAAGCCGCATTGCGTACGACCTTCCCCGGGGTGAAATAGTTCCCTGCTTTCTTTGTCACTTTTTACCTGCCCTAAGTTGGGTCGCATGTGAGCCATGCGTCCTGTGTTTGTATTGAGTACACATGAATGATGAATCCTCTGCTCTTTGGTTACTTGTTTAAGCCATGCATTTTTTCCTTCAGATAATTGACCTAGTGTTTTTTGAAGCGTAAGGATACGAGCAAATTTCAAACTTTCCTCTGTCCCTATTTCCTCCAAAATTTTTTCGTCAATTTTTGCTTTACCTGTATCAGTCTTTTCTTTAGGTTCCCAGCCTCTAAAGGTTTGAAATGCAAAAGCAATGTGTTGCCTGCTAGTTGGATTAAATTCTTTGAGCCTACAAAATTCGGCTCCCCTCACATACCCTTTATTTTTATTTGGGCGTGCGGGGATAAACCGACCTCCATCAACCATCACAAAAGTTGATCGCATCTCGTCTGAGAGCGTTTCAAGTTCTGTTCTGATTTTGCTTTCTAATTTATGGGCTTTATCAACATGGAAAGGGAAACCCTCTCGCTCTTGCCAAGCCATAATCTCAGCAATCTTATGTTCAGTCTCAATTGCATTAGTGTACTTGGCTAATTTGGGTATAAATACGTCAGCTAGAGCACAAGATACCTCAACATCTTGAGCACAGTAGTCCAACATTTCGGGTGTATAGGTTGACCAATCACCCTTTAAATTTTTCCCATATTCGCTCTTTAATACACCTAAGCGATAGCCCCAACTTTCTAAACTATGACGGCCATAAAGTTGAGCCGGCATATTTGCAGGTCGTGTTCTGAAATCTCGGTCCAGCATATCGGTGAAGAAAAGCCGGCTGAGAATCAATGTGTCATAGACCTTGGCGGTAGATCCTCTAAAAAATGGATAACAATGAAGGATTGCTTCACAGTCAAAATTGATTACGTTATGCCCCCATATCTCATCAGCAACCATCAGGGTTTGAATCCCTGTTGTTACTGATTCATGCTGACCTGAATCGTCATATCGAATGACTTGGCCAGTATCTAGGTCTTGGGTAACTAAACAATGAATCCAATTTAAATCTCTTAAAAGCCCGTCGGTCTCACAATCAAATGCGAGCCTCATTTAGTGTTTTCTTTGTGGTGAATTGTTGTCAGTGCCTTAAACCAAAAATCCTTAGTCATCTTGGTTGCGCCAACATGACGAGCCATCTCATTGAGATCTGTATCAAGGATTAATAGCGTGGGTAAAAGTGTTAACTCATAAGCAGCTACTAGAGCTTGGTGGTATTCAGTCCACATTTGAGTCACGTATTGCCTGAACTCAGGATGTTTCTCAAGAATTGAATTGAGGTTCCTTTCAGCTCGAGTACATGGAGCGCAGTCTTTCTTTTTAAATAAAACTAATTTGTGTGGGTTAGAAGTCGTCATAAGAAGTGGATGGGTTTTCAGCGGTTTTGATTTCTACTAATCGACCTGTTTCCTGGCAGTAAGAAAGTGTCCCAGCTGGCCCGGTACAGCCATTGAATCTGTTTTTCAACACGACAAGCTCAGAGGTATTGGACCCCGAAGAAATATTGCGCTGAATGCAGCAAACAATGTCTGACAGTTGGCTTATGGAATGTGAGCCCCTAAGTTGCCCTAAAGAAATTGCTGCGCCGTCTTCGTGTCCCTTGTCTCCGTGGTTTCTTCTGAGGTGAGAAATTAAAATCATTCCTACCCCACATTCCTCCACGAAGCTTCTGAGTCTGGTCATCACACGATCAATTAATTTCCGCTCATCGTTTTCTGTGTTATCGGATAGCAAGATGCTTAGGTGATCAATGATTACCCACTTAGCCCCGTAATTTTTAACAACGAAACGAATGTCAGAAATAAGATGATCGGGATCAACAGAGCCAAATCCAGACCGAAGATATAACCGGCCAGTACCACAGCTGCCATCGAAAGCTTCTCGTAATTCATCCTCTGGTATCTCGTTATTTAGATGTAATGGTTTATTTGCTTTAACTGTCATCAATCTCAAGGCAGTCCGTTGAACTGATTCCTCTAATGCAATGTATGCAACAGTGAAATTTTGATCGATGAGTGATTGGGCTACTTCTCCAGTAGCTGTACTCTTACCACTACCTGTACCACTTGTTAGAGTCACGAGCTCCCCAAGACGTAACCCTCCCGTTACTCCATTCAGTGTTGGGAATGGCCAGTCAGCATCCTTTCCATGAAGAGGCTTTGAGACAAGATCAAATAAAGTTCTTCCATCAATGATTGCCTTAGGGCTGTAGGTTCTTTTATTCCAAACAGCCTGACGAATTGCCTCAGGATCTTTTGCTTGGAGTGCTTCACTTGCATCTTTATATTCAGCGAGTGTTGCAACAAAAACTTGATCAGGAGGGAACAAAGAGGCACACTCTTGGGCGGCCTCTTGTCCAGGTGAATCATTGTCAAAAAGAAGAATGATCTCATCAAATTTCAACAGGTGTGGCAGCTGAGCGGATAGTTGAGATTTGGCACCTTTGCAACCTGTGGTTACAGACATGACCGGCCAGTTTGGACGTGCTTGCCAAACTGATAGACAGTCATATTCACCTTCGGTTATGACAACAGTTTTGCCACCACCGAAAAGATTTTGACCAAATAACCTTTTATCCGGATTCTTACCAACCTGCTTAAACTCTTTCTTCTCATTCCTTTCCTTATATGCGATGACCTTACCGGATGCATCACATAGCGGGAAGCGTACAACTCCGCAAGTAGTATCGACCCTGACATTGAATTTCTTAGTAGAAGGTTCAGTTAGGTTTCGAGAGGGGATTGCACTTATTTCGCCTTCAATTTGTACATGAACTCCTGTTTGTTCTGTTGGTACCTCAGTACCTCCCGGTTCTCGGTAGCCGCAAGAAAAACAATAACCATGAAGATCGCTGTACCTAGCAAACGCATCGCTAGAAGGGCAACTAGGACACGCTTCATGCCTGAGAAATTCAGAGTCTTGGTGATCCATGAGCCCTTAATTCCTCGAAGATTTCGGAGTATTCTTTTAAGCATTCATTTATTAATTGAGGCGGGTATCCCTCAAATTCCAGTCCTCTTACAAAGGCATCGGTTGCCATGAAGAGATTCTGTTTGGCTAGTCCATCCATGAATCAGGAATATTGGGGTGGATACACCAAGGGAAACCATGCTTAGTAGCCCAGTCCCCGTAGGTGGTTTTGCTGTGTTTGGATAAGGTGTTATTGCGTTGAAATATGAAACGAATATCTAAGTCTGGATATTGCTTTTTAATGGCCAACATCTTCCTCCTATCAGAAGGCTTAAAGAATCCCTTCGCTTCGATGATGATGTCCCCTACGAAAAAGTCAGGGGTGTATTTGGACTCGAGCGTGTAGGTAAAACTTTTAACTTCATATAGGTAAGGAATGTTTTTCTTATCAAATGACTTGGCTATCCGCTCCTCTAATGCTGAGCGAAAAACCATAACTAGAAGTCATAGTTCTCAACTGAACAGGGTGTCCCCGCTGCCTCATCACTAACAGTTGGTGATGATGCTTTATATCCTTTTCTTGTGCCAAAAATGGCATTGACATCATCAACGCTGAGATCTCCAGAATCAGATGCCCCACTACCCGTCACTAATTTTGTGACCTGAACACCAACAACTTTTAAGGATGTTCCTTTGGCTGGTTTTGTATAGGGGGTTTGATTAACAATGAGAATTGCTTCAGTCCCACGTCTTAAATTTTGGAGATCAGATTCTGATAAGGGTTGCCCTTCTGTATCAACAAAAACCGGAATTGGTTTTTTATCTGTGTCACTATAACTGTATTTACATAAGCCCTCTTCATCGAAAGGCTCAGGATTTAAAGCAACTCGTTTCGGGTTATCTATTTTACTATCAACCCACTTAAGAAGTTCCTCTCGATCTTTCTTAACTTGATCAATAATGTCATCAGGAATTTTATAAGAGAAGGTTCGATTCTCATATTTTCCTGAGTCTTGATATACGTTGATATATCCCTCAAGTGTTGTAGGGAAAACGTATTGATTTGGCTTAGCCATTTATTCTTAGGTTCTTTGGATTTGGATAAGTGATGGGTAAATTTTCAAGCTTTGATTTCAGCTGTTTGATTTGCTCATAGATCAAAGACTTGGTGGCTTTGTATGTAACTTTCATATTCAATTTCTTTAGTCTTCTCGTCTTCCTCTGTTACCCCATGAGCGAGGTAATAAGAGAACTCTTCTGCGCTCAATTTGTCACGCTGAGCTTGTGTTAATTCAGTCATCGGATCATGAAGTGGTTATGCCTTCCTTAGTGCAACTGATAAGAACCCAATAAAAAAGCGGCTTCTGGGCCGCTTGATGAGTGATCAGTTGTTTAAGTGTTGCTTTATGTCGTCGGAACCTAAAACCGATGAATCTTCATTTAGCCCAGTTATACCAAGGGATTTCAAAGATTTAGTAGGAAGGTTATACTAAAAAGTTTTGAAATAATGGCTGTTTTTTAGGGATGGTAGATTCATCGGATGTAGATAAATGGACAATCCTATGGACATACTATAACTTCGCAACCATTGCATGGGCGGCTTTATCAGAAGGGTGTGCATAACGCAAAGTGGTCTCAATATGTTTATGCCCAGCTACTGTCATCACATTTCTAGGGTGATCAACAGCACAAGCCCAAGTACAAAAAGAATGTCTTAGAGAATGCCAAACATAAGTAAAATCAAAACCACAATATCTTCTGACCTTTTTAAATTGTTTATATAGCTGATCTTTGTTGAGCCAGTCATCACCAAATACATATTTATTCTCCATTCGGCTTTCAAGAATAGGAAGTATTAAATTGTGAATAGGAACGGATCTTCCTTCACCTTTACTATTGCGATCTTTTTTCTGTCCAACCTGAATTGAGTTAGTAGTAAAATCAATATCGGATGGCTTAAGTTTTAAAAATTCTCCCTGCCTTAATCCTGTATATGCAGAGAAAACTATCCCTTGAGCTAGATCAGGTCTGTCAAAAATATCTGTAGCAACAAAAGCTAACTTAGAAACATTTTCCTTACTGAACCATGATTGCCTTGCTTCATCCTCTTTTAGAGTTTTAAAGTCAGGGAGACGGTATTCATGTAAGTGATTAATTTTTGAGAAATTAAAAGCAGTTGAGGCTATTGATACATGTCGGTTAACCGTTGCGTTAACAATCTCATACTGATCTTG